CTCCCACCTGCGCGGTATCCAGATTGCCGGAGGTCAGCTTTCCCAGCAGGAGCACCACCTTTTCACTGACCAGCATACTCAGCTGTCCGGATTCGTCCGCCGTCTGGGCGGAAAAGGAAAAGATCATATACATCACGCACAGCGCCGGTACAAAGGATAAGGGCTTTAATAAAAAACGAAACATCTTCTTTATGGTCAACCAGAAATATTTCATGTTCACTCCATTCTGCAGATCACAGACAGCTTATCGTATCCTTTAGGGAGCCTTTGCTCCGAGCTTACCGTCTGTCCTTTTTGTGCCTGCCTTTTGTCCGTTTAATATAGTCTATATTTCCATTTCTTGCAAGAAAGAAACCCTTAATTTTTTATGAACAGCTCAAACGGTACGAGTGAACTGTAACAGAAAAACCTAATTTGTGAAGTTTTTTCAAATTAAGTGTTGACTTCTGTCCGATTATGCTGTATCATATCATTTGTCCGGTTGAGAAATACGGCACATCGGGGTGTGGCTCAGGTGGTAGAGCGCTTCGTTAGGGACGAAGAGGCCGCAAGTTCAAGTCTTGTCACTCCGACTAAAAGAACCTTGAGAGATCAAGGTTCTTTTTGCTTTGTGTCATATTTCGTGTCATACATCATCAAAAAATAAAAAGCTGGGAGGACTTTGCTTGCCCTCTCAGCTTATGTCTTTATTCTGGTTTTCTTTTATTCGCCACTTTTCAAAATCTCCGTTTTTTACTGCTTCTTCCGCTTCAGCAAATAGTAAAAGTTAGATAAAAAAAGAAGGGGCAGCTTTTCGGCTGTCCCTAACTTTTAAAATTCATCGATCATCGGGCAATCGTGATGATCCATCTCCTTTAGATCATCTATGCTCACATAGTACTTTATGAGCGCGTATGCAATGTCTCTTTTCCCTGGTGCGGCGTTCAGGTCAAAAGTAAATGGCATCTTCCGGAGCGCATCGTTGTATGCCGCTGAAAAGATCATGTATGCCCGCGTATGTAGTTTTGCCGGTCTCTCGCCGGATTTCTGATTCCGGTAATCCTCTGCGATTCCTTTCCAGCTCAAATCCTCCGGAATCTCTGAAGTAATATATACGCGCTCCGCGTAATCATCAGGGAGTTTTTCTACCTCGATGTATGCATATTTCCGCTGCCCGTTTTTCTCGTATTTAAATACGATATCATCGATATACGGAAGCGCGGTATATTCCACTCCGTTTTCTTTCAAGACATCTTCAAAAGGTCTGTCTATAATCTGATAAATAACCTCAATTCCATAATGATTAAATTTTTCCATTTTTTCTTCTCCTTTTTCATTTTCTTTTTCCAGCCGATCCAGTTCAGCTGCGACTGCCTTTTTTATAAAAGGAGCTGCAGCTTTAATACCCAAAGCTTCCATACGTTCCCGTGTGCCTGCCGGAAACACGACATTCACGCGGTCGTTCTTTTTCTGGTACTCTTGCGAGTACCAGATTTGCTTTTCAGGTGTCTTATTTTCTTTTTTCCCCATTTTCAATCCTTTCCAAAACAGAAGGGGAAGAAACGCCCCTGCTGTTTTTACTCAGTTATTTCGGTGAGTGTATACTCACCTTCTTTAAATCTCGGATTATCTCTAAACCTATTGGCTACGCAAATACACGCGCCATTCAAGGCTGCAGCTTCTCCTTCGTGAATGAATATTTCATCCTCGTAATAGATCCTACTGACTTCTTTTTTTAAATTGAAGGAATACCCTTCAATTTTGAATCTCTTTTTCATTTTTTCGTCTCCTTTTTTTGTTACTTATGCGATTATAATACACTAAAGCACGCCATTTGTAAATACTAAAGCACATATTTTATAAAACAAAGCAGAGCCCATAAGAGCCCTGCTTTTCGGTGTTGTTTTCCTGTATGTCTTTGGTCGGAAAATTTACTCTTTCCTCCACTTTTTTGTTTTCCCATCCCATTTAAAACCGCGTTCTTTCAGTTCTGCACGGATGCCATACGTCTGTCCCGAGACAGCTTTAACCTTGTCCCAGTTGATACCAAACGTGTCTCCATCCTCTGCGCCAGCATTTAACTTATATGTAAGATACTGCGTTTTATTTGTTTTAGATGTCTTTTCGCGTTTTTCAGGAGTAGCATAGTCAAAAGATAACTCCCCGGTACGATCATCAGCAGATGCCTGCAAAATCTCGTTCTTGTAATAAGACCCGTAATACCCGCGTGATTCTCTATATACTGCTTCTATTTCCCTGGGCTCTGCAGATGGATCGATGATCCCCCCTCTATTTTTTTCGCACTTCCGGCTGCGTTTAAAGCAGCTCCGCGACCGCCAAAAAATTGTAAGTCTACTTTCATTTTGTCCTCCCTCTTTTTAGTTGACATCTGCTCGTCTACTTTACGAGATTATCTTCTGCGGCTTCGTCTGTTCGCCCGGTTGGCTTTTCTTGCATTACGCGATCCTTGCACAAACGTTTTGTCACTTGCATACGCTCTGTCTAAAAACGTATCCATTTCTTTTCGGTATGCTGCATGTTTTTTTTCATCTGCCCTCTTCATTGCTGCGGTTACTGGTGCCGTTTTTGCCCCATTGGATTCTACCCGGCGTTTGAACTCTGCTGGTGTCATGTTTTGTGGAGTTGGCTCAGCCATTCCTCCCATCCCCGCCGAATAATAATTCTGATTTCCGTGTTTCTCGAAATAATACCGTGTCGTTTCTCCGTTATACGTAACATCCAGCCCAACGCCGCCGATTTTTCCCAAACCGCTGCTTCCTCCACGTCCTCCGAAAAACTGTAAATTTATCACCATGCCGCCACCTCCGCAACGTTAAATTTATCGCTAAACGGCTTTATCCTGATTATATCACCTTTGCAATCGTCTGGTACAGATCCATAAAAGATAATCTTATCAGGACATAGCCGCTTCATCATTTCATCATAGCCTGCGGCCGGGAGGACTTTGAATGTTCTCTCGGCCTATATCTTTATTCCAAGATCTTAACCTTATGGACAATCCCGTTTATTCCCATCGCCGCAAACTGCTGCTGGATGACCTCCGCCTGCGCGCGTGTCCAGACGTCTGCCACAGATACGGTATAAATCACTCCCGGCTCTTCCGCAGGCTGCGACCATGCCGCAGGATCATCATATGCCATGTCAAGGTCTACATCTCCCTTGATGCCTGGAACATCTCCACAGCTCGTGTACTGCCATCCAGATATATCGCTGCCAACATCGGGCTTGTATTCCTGATCCGGCTCGTCATCAAACTGCATCGTGCGATAACCTTTGTAGTATCGAGCCACCCACAGCCGTGTCCCAGCAAACGCGTCAAAGTCAAGCCAGCGCTCCTTATAAACATACAGCCCGATATATAGCCCAAATCCGTAACCTGCCGTTGTGATGACTTCCTGTGCCGCTCTGATGCACTTTGTCAGTTTTTTAATGCCCAACGGATGCAACACATCTTTGTCCTCTACATCCCACCAGACCATTGTTCCGGTCAGCCCGTGAGACTGTAATAATTCTACGACCTGCTGAGCTTCTCCACGCGCCGTTTCCGGCGTGGCTGCGTAGGTATATTTATAAACTGACATCGGAATGCCATGTTTCCGGCATCCATCCAGATTTGCAGCAAACTGATGATCTTCTTTGCCTGATCGGCGCACACTGCGCAAGATTGCGAATGCAACTTTTGACGCTGCAACCTGTTCCCAGTCTATCACGCCTTGATTATCCGAAACGTCAATTCCTTTCCACATTTGCATTACCTCACAACAAAATTCTCCCACTTCTTGTATGCATCCACATACGTTTCCTGCTTGTCCCCATTATGCGTGATTTCGTAATACATACCGTCAGAAACAGTTGTGCTCAGCAGTGCCTTGTGGTTCTGAAGCGTCTTGCAGTACCAAACCACGAATACGTCATCCCCTGTAATCTGCTTCTGGTCAGTTTTGTCCGCGTGGCTGTTGAAATAATCCACTACAACCTGTTTACTTTTTTCTAAAAACTCTTTGCTTCCCATACTCTTAGTCCTCCGTATAATCTTCGATCACATCAATCCCATACTCAATGGCACAGGTATTTTCAATGCGGCAGCCTCTTGCGTTTTCCCATCCTTTTGCAAAATACGCAATGTCCGCAGTCGAAAGCAATTCCAAAGATTTTCCCAAAAACCACAAAGGTCTCGCATCCGCAGGCGCGCTCTGGAAAAACGAATCAATAACCTCTATTTCTTCGTCTTCTACAAAATTTCTCTTTGCGCTGGCGATTGCCTTTTCCCTCTCTTTTAAAATTTCCTCATCTGTTTTGCCTTTCATCGGCTGTGAAATAAAAAGTTTTTTCATGCTCTGCTCTCCTTATTATTTTTATAGGGCGACCGAAGCCGCCCAAGAATCACGCTTAACCCCGCGCCGGGAGATAATCGGATCACCTTATCCTTCCTGTACTTCTTTCCATACACTATCTGTTCCTACAGCTCCAGGCTCCCATACATTGTTATCGACAAGCGATTCCCAGACCTTACTATTGTGTTTTACCTTATCGCCTTTTTTATATCCGTTTGTGCTTCCCGGCTGCTCCCAGTCCGGCGTTACGCTTGGGTCTGGGATAAGAACTTTTGCGAACAGGGACGGTGCCGCTTCCGGAGTCCACTGATTCTGTTTATCGTGGTCAGACAGGACATTGTACAGCACTTTATTATAAGTGCAACGCTTCCCTTTTGTCAGATGTGTTCCGTCCTTCAGTGCTTCCCATTCAGGGTACAGCGACGGCACGAGCAAAGCCTGTGCATCCGTGTTATCCACAGCGCTGAATTTAGCCTGCTCTAGCATTGCCAGGAGATTTTCTTTCGCTTTTTCCGTAAACATATCATTCGCCCTCCAAGATTCCGTTAACTTCGTTGATGCCGGACGTGATGCTGGACACATCGTTTTCCAGTTTTGCGACTTTATCAGTCAGTCCCTCCGGCAGCCCTGCTTCTTCAGCTTTTTCCATATGCACCGTACATACAGCCACATGGGATTCCACAAACCCGCTTTCTGTGGTTGCGTCCTCCTGCTCGTAATTGATGGATGCTATCACGTCAGGCGTATATTCCAGCCCGGCGAATTTTTTAAATCCAGCGTACCCGCACATCAAGTCGGTTCCTACATAGTACCGCATCACAGCCGTGTTTTCAGGGTCAGAAAACGTGCCGATGATGCTTTTCACATCGCTGCTTTTTATAGAGATTTGCAAGGATTTCCCGCTTTGGGTAATTCCATCGATCTCCAATTCTTTGCCAGATTTAAATACGATTTTTCTCATATTCTTACCTCTTTTCTGTTAGTATTTTAGGTTTTTTCTACATATCCCCGTAAAAATACACTGTGCCGGTTAATCCTACCCCTCGGTTCTCAACAGAGTTTGCTGGTCCGTTTTGAGACTTATTGCCTGCACATCCGGTAATTGTAATAGTCCCAGTTGACGCATCATATCCCAAGGCAGGTGAACAAGTGGCAACAGGATCATAAGCTGCCCTACCTCCATAGTCGCTATCTCTATGTGAGCTTGATGTTGTGGCATTTGTAACTACAAAAGCAAAGTCCTCTGCAGTCAATTTTTCATAGCCGGATATATGGGCAACAGAAAACGATCCATTTCCAACCCCTGATTTAATAACATGCCGATCTGTCTTACCCAATTTTTTTGTTACTGTATCAGCACCAGTGGAGTATGTGATATAAACCCCGTCCTCTCTAGCGTCCATGCCTTTGATCGCACCATTGTCGTTGAGTGAATCAATATTGGTCTTTGCATTCGCAAATCCGTTCGAGATTCGCTGTTCAAGGTCGTTCATATTTTTGGTGTTAAACGCATCGCCCTCCTGCAAAACCTGCCCCTCGCTACGGGATACGTCATATGTTACAGTTTCTCCGTTTGCAACATTTCTCAGCAGCCGCCGTCCTGCAAATTCCACAAGACGGGCTTTCCACTCTTTTGGCGTAAACCATGTCTCTGCCATTATAAAATCCCTATTCCTTCCCCGGCGTAGATTTCATCGCCGCAATAATAATAACTGTCCATGACGCGGTCATATACATATTTGACATCGTGTAAAATCCGCTCTATGGCATTCCATTTTTGATAAGTAACCAGCGGCGTATCTGGCGTAACTGGGGTATCTTTCAAGGTACTCCATGCGTCCCGGATGCGTTGTACATTATCACGGATTCTTTTAAAATCACTTACTCGTGGGATTTGATTCTTTTCCCACGTTTTCGTTGTTACAGTTATCGCTAAAATTCCAGCGATTTCCCGGATATTCCCTTCAATCCTGTTCAGGTCTGAGGCATTCAGCGCGCCTTTCATTCCTGCAGCCCATTCTTTTTTCTCCGTTTCCGTGATTGTCCCCGCAGCATATTTTTGCGTAAGTAGTTTTGCCCGCTCCACATCCTCCTGTGTCCGGTCATATACCCATTCCATTAGGTGATTCCCACCTCCTCATCAGCATACAACTCGCCAGAATAATAATCTTCTGATGTTATTTTATAATATCCTCTGTACTTTGCCGTACCCACAAATCCACCCGTGAGGTCAATGCTGAGGGATTCTATACAGGCGACAAAATTACCATGCATTTGCAAGGTATTTTCGACTTCCGCCCAGTCCCCCGCTTTTTCCTCGGCGGACAAATGACGCGTCTGAATAATCTGCTGAAGCTGATAATAATCAAGTATATTATCTGCAACCTTCTGGGCACTTTCATAATTCAAAAGCGTTCCTGTAAATGTTTTTGTGTTCCGCACCTCGCCGGACTTTATATGCTCGATCCTGGACAGTGTAGCCAGCTCAGTGCCGACATATTTGTGCCCCGTGATCGTGACCTCTGCACGGGAGTTTCCAGCGATTTCCAGCACAACATAGTACGGCATTTGTTTAACAATCCTTCCAGCAGATGCGCTCATGTTCGCTGCCGGGCTTGTGAGCTGAATTGTATGTATCCCAGGATCGTATGTGCCTTTCGTAATCTCGCTTTCCGCCGCGTCCAACACCCACGTTTTATATTTTACGCTTACGTCTGACACATAAGGATCTGCCTTTAACGTCGTGGAAAATTTCCGGCTGCGCGGAATCGTTGTCGATATTTTTCTGGTCGATTTTCGTATTTCGATTCCAGACCGGCGGGATGTGTTCATAATCGCAGCGCAAGCGAACAATACCTCACGCAGAGCTTTTTGACAGGTCTGGATTTTAAGCGTGCCATACAGCGGCGTTTGCGCCACCTCTTCCTCAACCGTATAATCTTCAATCCCTGCCGCTGTCATAATCTCTTCGATCACACTTCCCGCCGTTTCTCCGGCGTATATCCGCCCGTCTTTAAAATCCACATTAGCAAGCATCCCTTTGTAGTCGATCGCCGATATTTGGGTGACATTTTTGGTGGTACTGTTGGATTCCATAAAAAACACGCCCAGCGGCATCTTCACGCCGTCAACGATTTCGTATGGCAACATTCTTTGCTTTTTCTGCAATGTTTTGTGCAACCCGTTAATGTTTCCAACATTAAAATCATCATCAGTGTCAACAAAGTCAAACGTGAGTTTGTCCGTTTTAATCTGATTACTGATAGGATCTGTGTCATTTACAAGCTTCGCGCTTTTTATAACATCCGGCCCCCAGATAAACGTTGTGCCATACTCGAGATAGTTTAACTTTACATTGTGCCACGGTAGGGCACGTACAAATCGGATTTCAATGCGTCCGTATTCCTCCACCTGGTTTTCGGCAAAATAATTCAGTTTGTCCGGAAAGAAACGTTTTTGCGATTTATATGTACCGCCGAGGTCGTACCATGTCACTTCCATCTCCAGCGGGAATGTTTCCGAAAAATGAAAAGTCAGCCCGATAGAGGTATGATTTTCGGTAAAATCTATTCTGATTACAGGCTGTTTTGTGAAAATTCCATCTGCGCCCGCTTGCACATCCGAAAAAAATGGGATGTCCGTCGGCGTGTCTGGCATTTCGCTAAGACTCCCATCCAACACGAAAAAATTATGTTCCAGTGTAGCGTATTTTGGTGGGCTGCCTTTTGACTTAAACAGCCCCATATCCCCAAAAGCAGCATTGCTCTCTGTGCTTTCTTTTGCATCAGGCAGAGCAGTCGTGTCATACAGATTGTATTCGACATAAAATTCTGTTTTCATCATGGTCTCCTTGCCGGTTCTTTCGCCGTAAACTTGCAGGTAAACCCTTTATAATCAGCGCTATCCTGTGTTATCTTCTCGTATTCATCAGAGACGCTGGATATATAAGCTGTGTATTCGTAATAACCAGGATCTGACGGCAGCGAAATAATATGGAATGGGACGGGCTCTGTAACCTTATCCCAGAAACGTTTATATACGCCATCCGGGAACGAGCTGCTCTTCCCGACCGACATTGTGTAGTTAAAATACACGCCTATCAATTCACGCAGGAGCTCTCCCGCTTCAACTCTTTCGGCGAATTTGTCGAGGAAATCCGCGTTTCTTTTTATGGACACGATGGGGATGTTAAAATACTCCCCATCTATGTATATGCCGCGTGTAAAAATCATCCTCCGATCACCTCCAGATCATATCCTTGCCTGCTTGCTTCCGATAAGAAATCCTGCAGTGTAGCTTGCGCCAGATCTACCCCGTTTACCTGCAAGACAATTTTCGCCGTTCTAAATCCGCCGCCGCTCTCTGCCATTACCTCCGATACAGCTTGTTTGATTGTGCCTATCGGCGCTTCGATGTTGGTCTGCCCTGCCCGCTGGTCGCCCAGAATCGCCAGGAACGGGTTGCCGCCACGGATTACCGAGCCAGATGCAAGCGCCGGGATATCTCGCAGGGTACGAGATGCAAAGCTTTCGCTTATGGCATACGGCTGCGTGGACATTGTTCGCGTATGCGATGATCCTCCACCAGTAAATATTCCGCCGAATATCTCCCCCACTTTTTCAAATCCACTTGCAAAAAAGTCTTTAACCGCCGAGATTGCAGCACGAATTTTATCTGTAAAATTCTGAATCAAATCAATAACCGGCTTGATAGTTTCTTCGACTTTGGATTTCACAGCTTCAAAAACTGTTTTTACACTCGTTTTGAAGTCATCAAATTTCTTGATAATCTCCGTCGATTTTTCCTTGACTTTGTTCATCTTTTCTTCAAATGTGCTTCTTACTTTTTCCCAAATCTCCACCGCTTTATCACGGATTTCTCCCCAGATTTCAAGGAAAAATTCTTTGATCGGTGTCCAAATTACCCCTGCAGTCTCTTTGATGGATTCCCAGGTTTCCGCGAAAAATAATTTGATATTTTCCCACACCGACAATATATTTTCCAAAATTTCTGTCCAAAACTCATCCCACCATATCTTAAACTCGCTCCACTTTAACGAGGCATTTTCTGTGATTTCTGTAAATTTTTCGCCCAAGAATGCGCCAGCAGCTTCACAGAAATTAGAAAGGGATTCCATCATACCGTCAAATGCTTCAGATGCAATTTGAGCCATTTTTCTAGCTACTATAGTAATATCCCATGTTGACGGATCTGTTATTTTCCTCTGACGGGTCAAGTATTCTTCTGCCTTTGTCCCTAATTCCTCATAAGTCTTTCCAGCTTCATCACGAGCTTTTCGATTGTTTTCCTGCCATTTTGTAAACTCTTCATCATTTCCGCCAAGAGCTGCATATGCTGTATGAATCAAGCCGTTCAGTGTCTCTGAAATGATGTCGCCCACATCCTTCAAAAGCGTTGCCCAATCAATTCCTACCAAAAAGTCGCGGATTGCAATACCAACTTCATCCCAATCGATTTCTTCCAATCCCGCCTTTATCATTTCGAGAATAGATGTAGCTACTTTTGAAAACGCCTCGCCTGCCGCTTTCCAGTCAATATTTTTTACAGTTTTGGAAATCTGTTGACCTATATTGGCTCCAATAGCCTCCCAGTCTGCGGTTGAAAAAAATGTGTACACGGTATCGACAAACGTATTGACTAAATTAGATATTGTATTTGAAACATTGTCCCAGTTAAACCAATCTGTAAACGAATTGATCGCATCTGCCAGCCCTTTAGCTCCTGTCACAAAGGTGTCATAAATAACATCCCAATCAATGCTTTCAAAAAAACCATTCAAGGTATCTGCAATAAAAGCACCTATCGAATCCCAGTGAATTGTATGCACAAATTCATTCAAGAACTCAAATGCGGTGTTGATAGCCTGTGCAAGCGTTGTACCAATCGAGTATCCAAGACCTTCAACCTCAATAAATCCGTTGATAAAGGTTGCTATACTGTGAGCAATTCTCCGAGCAGATTCTTTGATATCATCCCACGGGATATTATCCAGAGCTTCTTTCAGCTTTTCCCCCAAGAACTTACCAAGCTCATAGAAGTCACTGTTTTCCCACATTTCTTTTAACCAATCGGCTATTTTCAACCATTTATTATCTATTGGTACTTCTTCAAATCCTCCATCAGCACCCGCACCTCCACCGCCGCCGGAATTGTCCTGCTTTTGCAGCACATCCAGGTCATCAAATTTTGCCAAAGCTCCGGCCGCCTTTTTTGCCGCCTCTGCTGTTCCATTCAGGGAATCGTTATAGGAATCCTGTATCTTTTTCGCTCGGATGAATGTGCTTTTCCCGCCGAGGATGGCAATAAGCTGCGCCACGTATGTTATCGCCCGCGTTATCCCGTTTATAAGCGCATTTAGATACGGAATTGCTATCTGGACAATCGGTGCAAAGGCAGCTGCAAGCGCATTTCCAAGCGTAACCAGGGAATTTTTTAGCGTCTGAAATGAATTTGCCAACGGCTCAGAATATTTTGCAAGGTTTGAGAATCCCTTTTGCATTCCGGACACCATCGCATTAAATGCTTTTGTTATCCAGTTAAATACCAAAAGCGATAACGCGATACCTTTCAGCCTTGACGCAAATGTGCTGAACATCCCTGCACTTTTCTTTGATGAGAATGCGATTCCTTTTAGCCTTGACGCAAGGGCGCTGAACAGCCCCGCGATTTTTTCCGCGCCGGACGAGGCTGTTTTAAATGCTTTATCGGCAGAATTCTTCATCCGGTCAAATTCTTTTTTGATGGGCTTCTGCTTCGCGTTAAGTTCTGCCATCCTGCGCTTTGAAACATCTATGTTTCCGGCAAGCTGAGACGCTTTTGCAGACATTTTTTGAAACTCTTCCGTGTCTTTCGGGGATACAAACGCAGCGCCGGATGCTTTCTCCGCGTTTATTTTTTCCTTGATTTCATCTACTTTTTGAGCCGCTTCATCCAGTTGAGCCTTGTCCACCTTCGGGGTATACGCCTTTCCACTGTTCTCCATCTGCTGAAGCTTTTCTTTCAGATCATCTACACGGTCGGATGCGGCTGCAACCTGTTCATTTAGTACGTCCCATGCGCCGCCGGTTTGAGGTACCCCCATGTTTTCCCAGTCTGTCTGACGTGCTACAAGCTTAGACAGTTCTCCTTGCGCTGCAACGAGGTCTTTCTGTAAAGCTTTATACTCAGACGTTGCCGCCCCTTTTTGTGACATACGGGCCTGCAGTTTTGAATACTCGGATTCTGCCTTTTCTAACTCTCTTTGTAATTCTGCAAATTTTTCTGTCGGGATTTTCTTTTGAGAAAATTCTTCCATTTTGCGATTGAGAGAATCTAAAGCCGCGCTGTCTTTTTTTATAGCATTAGACACGCGCATCATCTGGCTGTTTAAATCTTTTGTTTCAATTTTTGTGTTTATCCGTATCGAACCATCATATTTCGGCATGTCAGCCTCCTGCCTTGACCCATGTCATAAAAGCGTCAACATCTTCCTGTTCCTCTTCTGTCAGTTCCTCTTCCCGCTCTATTGCAAATATGCGTTTCTGCTCCATCAATGCCTGTTTTGCGCGCGTGTCCATCTTAGGATCTATCTTCTGCTGTCGGATGGATATGACATTCGTGTACGCGCATGCCCCGAGCGTTGACAGCAGTCCCATAAACGCCCAATAATGCAGATCAGACCGGTTCAGGTCGATTCCGTACTTTTCCAGAAACGCTGAATAGATGCGCCACTGATCTATGTCAAAATCCGTTACCGGAACTTTATCCTCATTCTTCGGGCGGTTGTCGGTATACCATCCGCTCAGGAACCACCTAAGACCATCTACGGCAGTTTTTAAATCGGGGAAAGAAGAAGGGCTGCTGTCCCCATCCTCTGACGGATACAGCAGCCCCAGCGCTACAGCCAACCTCTCATCGTCGGTCAGACCGGGGTCTTGCAAAGCCTGTGAAATCTGGATCCCTGTCTGGAAGGATCCATCTATGCGAAACCCCTCATATTCTGTTGGGAATTTATCAAGAAGCACATTCCACATTTAATTGCTTCGCGCCCCTTTCCTGTTCGGGCTGTATTTGCTTGTGATTTTCTGATTTCGTTCGGTGGCGAAGCCCTGAAGAATCGGTATAATCTGGTCTAAAAAGTCCGCGATAAGCTCCATTCCAGGGGATTCCACGTCAGGAAACACCTTTTTGCAACACCCGCTCCCAAACAGAGAATCCAACTCAGCGCAGGCCTCCTTACATAAAGCGTCATACGCTCCGAAGCGTTCCGTGAAATCACCGGAAGAATCATTAGCAATCCTATCGGCTTCCTCGTTTTTTGCATTCAGCCATGCCACAAAATCGTCAAAACGCTTAAAAAAACTGTTGTCAGAGATGTTGACCGCAATATAATCGCCGTTATCGTTTACCTCAATTCGTTTGACGCCACTGTCTACTCGTAAGCTTGCTGCTCCCATCTTGTCCTCCTTACTCCGTTAAAGCCCTGTCAGACGCGGGCGTCGCCGTGAATTTTCTTGTGGTTACGTTAAACGTTCCGGCTTCTCCGTCACCTCTGCCGCCCAGCGTCAGTGTGTCCGTTACGTTAGATCCTGCATCGCCACCTGTGCCACCTACACTCACAACGCAGCGACGGCGGACTGCCGGATATTCAGGTCCAGCGCCGGAAACTCTCACGCGGACATAGGATGTTATGGCATCAGCTCCGACGGGCAGCGTGTCTATCATCTTGTTAAACCAGTCTGTAAGATCCTGATCCTCTTCGTCTACGTTCTGCCTTTCAACTTCGATGGACGGCGTATAGGATTTAAGGTCCGTAGATCCGTTTTCCTGATTGATGTACTGCACCGTCTCCGTCTCGGGGTTCATTTCCTCTGTTAAAGAGGTAATACCCGTTCCCAGAAGCCGGTAGTCTGCCGCTGTCCCCTCAGAGCTCGTGTCCATTTTTACATCGACAAAATGTCTCAACAAATGTCTTTTCATCGTTTTATTCCTTTCTTAAAATTCGGGTTCGATAACATTTTTATAAAAAACCGTAACCGGTAGAACCCAGTCCTGCACGCCATTCTCCTGCGGCTGTGTCCCGTATGCGTTCCCGCGTGTTACCCGCTCAATTTTCCGCCCTGCGGTCAGATCTGGGTATATCGCTTTTTCGTACTCTTTCCCTTCAATCCCGGAGGGCTCGCGGCAAAGCCAGCGCCCCAGCGTGTCGAGAAATTCCAGGATAGTAATTTTCTGCCGTTCTCTTGCTCCCGTGGTCGAACGGTATACTACAAAGCAGGGATACCGGCATTCCTGATATATCCGCCCGAGTATATCTTCTTTTTCTGTATACACCAGCGCCCCGGAATCATTGGAAAACGCAATGCCATCCTCAGACCCGAGCTCTTCGAATTTAATTACTTCATCCGGATACAGCCCCGGAAACTGGTTAAGCAGCGACTTCATTGCCGCCGTCAAAACATCATAGCCGGTAGCATCATTCCCGATAGGTTCAGCCATTTTCCTCCACCTACTTCCCTAAGATTTCAAAATGCGGAATTATCGCATATGGTCCGCCCACTGACGATATAAGATAAACAAAATCCTTTTCGGTATTCATAAACGCGTAAAACCCTTCATATCGCCTGTCCGTATAATCTGCATCGTTCACAGGACTGTCCCCGGCCCATGCTCCTACCATAAAAAAATCTGTAGACGGATTAAATGTAATGCTGTCGGGCAACAAATCGTTGACCTGTCTGTTCCATTCCTTCGGCGGAAGCCACGGCAATTCTTTTCCGACGGTATCAACAATAATTTTTCTCCCGTTCTTGACCCCGAACGGGATATGTAACTGTGCGTTATCTGTACTGTCTGGACCGTACAGCTTCATAATCTGCCCCCGGTCAGTCTCCAGATGCACGCCGGAAAGCACATGAGGATACCAGATGGCGGCGGTGCTGGATTCGTAAAAATTGAATATTGTTACTATCGCATCATTCATCGGTATCCCTCATTTCACAAAGAGCTTCGTTAAATTTATCCGTAAACGCCCGGATTCTCACGATATTTCCCATGCATTCCTCTGGCACAGAACCGTAAAAGATGATCGTCTCCGGCTGCAACCGCCTCACCATTTCTTCATACCCTGCCAAAAACAGCGCCTTTTTTTCCTTGCTGTTCATGCAGCCAACAGAAGATACCGCCACCGTTCCACCCTCTGGCTCCCCATCGAAACACCAGTCATAAGAATCCGGTGTACTCCATGAGATGGTTGGGATAACTTGTATTCCTGCCTCCTGCATATACGCCGCACACCAGTGTTTGCGGTAGTGGTTGTATATCTGCATGACCTTAGGAAAATCTGTATAGGTAGAGAAATCCGGAGACATTACATAGCGGAATCTTTGAAGCATCGGGATATACCGGTCTATGTTTGACCACAGGCGGCAAAACTGGTAATCATCCAAAAAGAAATGAACGCCTTTTCCCTCGCAATCCTTGGTACTCTTTGCATAATTGAATCCGATCCAGTCACAACCGCCCTCATAGGCTACTGGCTCTATCTGCGGTATGCCATATTCACCAACGCCGTCAAATAGCCGGCGCTCCAGATTTTCATAATTACGGCAGTTTCTGTAATTCATTATGAATACCAATACTTTCCACGTTTTGATTTCCTATAATACCGTTTTCCGTCAACTATAATTTCCAATTTTCCAGAATTGGCGGCTGATGTTAGAGCCGATGCAAGCTCCCGCTCTTTTCTCGCCTTTACATTCTTATCGGATTTGTTTCGCAATTCTTTCATATAGGAATCTATAGAGCCTCTTGCATCTGCAGCTTTGCCCGCTAAACTTCCGCTTCTTTGTCCTTGTGTAAGCCTCGCAGGGCCGCTTACATATGGATTTACAGCAGCCGCGGAAGCTTTTAATGCTGCGGTTGAAAGCTTTGCCATTTCGTCAATAGCGTCTTTTTTTTCTTGACTAGACAGTTCAAAATTGTTTATTTCCTTAGAATTGCTTAAAAACATTCTTTTTATAATGTCTCCCATGTCCGTAATAGAAGCATCATTTGCCCGTCTAATATCGTCTTGATTTAAGAATTTGAATATGCTCATACTTCTTCCGCCATATTCAAGTTTTGTTCCCGAAACCAGACCGCCTGCTGCACCGCGTCCGCCCATAAAATCACCCTTTCTTTGCCTGCCTCTCGGTTTGCCATAGATTACTTCTTTCCGCTTCCAAAGAACCATGAATCAAAGTTTTTCATTCTGCGCTTTCTGGCTCTGTCATAAGTGGTGGTAGTACGGCTTGTATCGTGCAAAGCACTTGTATCGCCTTTTTCAGATGCCTTTGAAAATTTGTGCATTTCATCTCTCATGGCTGTACTGGCATTGACTAATTTTCGATGCTCTATAGCAAGCCTTTGATTTTTAAATAACGCCTCTGCACTTCCAAGTTTTGCGATTTTCCTTTTACTCTCACTTAATCTGTCATTTATATAATTCATTGTCTTTACTGCTTCGCTCTTTGTCTTGATTGACTTAAAGTAGCTAGTGTTTTCTGAATTAATGACCTTCTCGAGTTTACTGTCTTTTTTAACAGTTCCGCTCCCTCTTAAAGCGTCGCTTTTCTTTGAAGAATTAAAGTACACCTTCGCAATAAGCTTAGAAACCGGCTTCTCGTTACTTAACCCACTACTTCCGCCACGTCCGCCCATAAAATCACGCTTTCTTTGCCTGCTTGTATACCTGGTTTACTCCTGTGGCCGCCAGCCCGGACACCATGCCCACCGCCGCAGCATTGATATAGTCCGTCGCCGGGAAGTCCGGCATGATGTTCATTCCCAGCGCACCCAGAAGGCCGCCGCATACCGCCATAATGACCGGAATCCACTCATCCGGGATTTTCTGCGCCGCCTTACAGCCCAGACCGATAACATAGCAGATAGCCACGATGGCCACACAAGTTCCTAATGTCGTAATGTCCATGAGTTAATCCTCCTGTTTAACCACAATCTTTTTGCATAAAGCTAAAAATTTATTGTTACCCATTTCTACCTTATTCCTGCGTACAACAACGGTACGCCATCATCATTTTTCACTCCTGCCAGATAAAGCATTGCCGCATCTGCCAGAAGCTTGTTTGTCTCCTGTGCATCCCCGGCCGCCTGGTAGACCGCGCTCCATGCCTTTGCGCCGTTTGCCATTTCGGACGGGGAAGCGTAGGAAATTGATTCAGAACCGGCAGACTTGGAAGTAATTACTCCCGAAGTAACACCGCCAGCCCCGCCGGAAGATGTCCCCCCGGCAGCGGCAGATAGCGCCTGTTTATCTGCCAGCTCCAGTTGATATAACTTATCACAGACCGCACACACGGCCTTCTGTACCTTTGTCGCCGCCCTTTCATCAGACGGTAAGCCGTCAGCCAATCGGTCAAAGGTTATCACGTCCAGAAAGTCACTGGCGCGGTCTGCGATACGATCAAAGTCCTCCGCCGGGACGACATTCCCGTGGTAGATCTGTTCATAAAATGTAAATGTCGTGTATGCCATCCCGTCGGCCTCCTTATCTCCTACTCTTCCGTCTTGTTTCCCCGGAAAGCGGTTCGCCGTCAGTATTCAGGGGTGTACTGGCGGCCATCAACCCCCCGCATTTACGGTGATTTTCGCGATACCATCCAGGTATTCCGCAAACAGCACAAGGCCGGTGATCGCAAACGCCTCAGACACGGCGGTGTTGTAGTTGCCCTGTGTGTGGAAACCGATCAGATTCGTTTCTCCGCTGGTCGTGTACACAAGTCCTGCCTTCGCGAAGTCGCTGTCGTTGGGGTCGATGTAATACATCACGATGTTTTCCACCGGTGTAGCGATTACCGTATCAGCCGGGATCTCGCTGTCAGAAAGGAGGAAAATTGTATTGAACCCCATAAAATCCTTCAGGTACTGGAAGCCGAACTGATTCTGGATGGTGATGTTCGCTGCTCCGAGATACTTGTACACGTCAAGGATGTTCACAAAACCGACAACCCCGGTGATGTTCCGGTGCATCTGCTTAAACTTGTTCTCAACCTTGCCCTTTGCCATCGCAAGTGCCATCTGGAAGGTTGTTTCCTCGGACGTGAGCGTTCCGGTTTTCAGATAGTCGTAAAACTTCTTTGTCACGCCCGCCTGAAGCTGATAGAGGAACTCGTCGTCAGTCATCTGGACAGCGTTGTCATAACCGTGGTCTTTGATTGCTTCAATCGAAACGGCCTTCGCGTACTTCTCGATGGTCATTTCCTGATACTTCTTTTCCTTTACGGTAAATTTGCTATACGGGATATCCTCGCCTTCGCCTACTGCACCATCCTCGAGCGTACCTTCCGCGTATTTACTTTTCAGCACTGCGCCGGGCTGCTTCTTGATGGGGCGCATAATCCCCAAGATTTCCCGCAGATGCTGCCAGTTGCGTTCAAAACGCGTAACAAAGTCCAGCTCTCTGGCTGTTACCTGTATATCTGTTGTTCCGATTATATTGGCCTTTGCCGCCATAATTGCCCTCCTGCTTTAATTAAATAAACTCATGTTCGCAGCAATTGCAGCCTGACGCTCAGAAGCATCCTTGATGCTCATAATCTGGTCTTTCGTCAGCGCGCCGCCCTGCCCCTGCTTGTTTGTCGGCTGTGTAAAGCGTGCCTGATTCTGCTGTGCTTTCTGCTGCTCATCGTCAACAAATGCCGAAGCGTCATTTTCCTTCATCTGGGTTATGAGGTCATTCAGTCCGAGGATTTCCCCGTCTTTCAGTTTTAATCCGGCCTCCTTGACTTCTGCCATAATTGCGCGCTTTGCCGCTTCGCTCGAGAATTTAATTCCTTCAAACTCCGTTTTCAGAGCGTCCGTGAAATCTCTCTCATACAGCTGCGCCTGTGCGTTTTTCTCGGCATCCTCGGCCTTTTTCTTCCAATCAGCCAAATCCTTCTGCATTGTTTCAAGGTCAACGCCCTCGAAGCCTTTCAGGGTGCTTTCTGCCGTCTCAGCTTTTCCTTTCCACGTGTCCCGGTCAGTCTCAGCCTTTCCCAGCTTCTTTTCATGTTCAGCTTTCGTGACGTAATTTTCCGCCACCTTTTTCGTAAGGCTTTCCTTTTTGTCCGCCGAGACCTCAATTCCCAGTTCTGTCAAAATTGCTTCAATATTCTGCATCTTTATCCTCCTAAACGTGATTGATTAACCGCCCGTCAGCGGTATGGATTAAGCCCGATAAACCACGGGCGGGGTAGTTGTGGGAAGGGGAATTGAACCCATGACACACGGCTTATAAGGCCGCTGCTCTACCTCCTGAGCTATCCCACAAAGCGCCCGGGGTAGCGAACCGGGCGAAAAGCGTAATGATCGGCGCTGTCTAAACAATGCACCTATACCGTGCGCCGGGGCTTGAACCCGGCTGCTTCCATGCACGGTGGAAAAAACAAAGAAAGATGGGATGGATTTTCCTGCAATTACGATTTACAGGATTGCACACAGACGGAGTCGAACCGCATTTTCAACCTTCCCGCAAGGCTGTGTGCTGTAAAGGAGGAAATACAAATACAAAAAAGAGCCAGCAATCTGTAAGAAATCCTTACAAATCACTGGCTCTGCGTCTGGCGTCTGGCACTTAACGGACGATAGGCTCTGCCTTTCCGTTTTCAATATTCACGAGGCTGGTCGTTTTACATTTCGGGCAAAACACCGGAAGATTATGCGCTGTCGTATCCTTGCGGAATGCTGACCGCGTTTTATTATTACAGACAGGACAGTATACCCTTTTGATATCCATGACGATCATTCCTTTCCATAGCCTTTAATACATTTTACCAAATAAAAAAAACTATGGCGTACCCATGTTTAAAGCAAAAGCGGCAGGTTTACCCGCCGCCTTTACTCACATCATCTTTCGTAATTTTTCGATGTACCGCGAAATAGTCTCCCGCTCTTCTCGGCAGTCTGCATCCTTTGACAGATCTCCCAGCTCTTCCGTCAGTGCATCCATATGCTCTTCCAGAGCAGCCAGCATACGCCGCTTGCAATCCTCAGACTTGCCGTTGCGATAAGACTGCTTGTTTTCCATGTAATCATCATAAGGGTCATTGTTTCCGTTTCCACGGCTATAGTGACCCTTTACATAGTGCTCCCCACGTCGCGCATAGGAGGATCCATCGTCATAGGCCGTCATGCTCATTCCATCATCCCTGCTGTATCTCCCACGGCTGTCGCGTTTCCGCCTCTCGCTGTACTCTCCATTCTGGCTATAACCGCCTTCCATTTCGTCGAGAACGGCGTTATAATAGCCCTCTTTGCACTTCCAGTATTCCACATTTTCCATGTCTTTCAGCATGTCGATAAGCTTGTATGCAGTTTCAAGGTTTCCGGTATTCAGACCTTTTTCTGCGATTTTATCCAGTTCTTCACGGATATTTTGCATCAATTTATAGCTCATGGTCTGCCCTCCTTAACCGCAAACCCGAACAGCTGTTATGTTCGGATTGTCTACTAACACAGGAATTGTCCCTGCGTTTTTGATGGAAACGTTTTCACAGCATCCACAGAACACATCGACGTATGTCTGGGACGATGCGTTAAAATACTGCTCTACTGCCGCAGGGGTGGCACGCATCACCGTGCCGCCGAGGATTTCCCCATCTCTGGCAATTCCCAGCGCCACTTCTCCTACCGTTTCCCCAGTCGGTACTGCGACGTTCCCGGAAAATGTGATCAGATATCTACCGGGCTTTACAAGCGTTATCTGCGCGCTTCCAGCCCTGTGTCTTTCTGCGCATCCGCCCTTTGTTGCCACTGCCGAAAACGGGATGGACTGCCCTACTGGGACCGTGACCGGCGTTGTGTTTACTAACTCAATCATTTTATTCTCCCTTCATTTCAAAAGGGGCAGACGTTCTCAGCCTGTCCCTTTTTGTGAATAACGGCATCAGCCGAACATCATGGCAAAATAATGCCACGAAGATACTCCGTCTGAAGTTTTAACATCCGCATCCCGTGTTGCCTCCGTAGCCACATCCGGCGCCAAAGCTAAAGCCTGTCGGGTTTACGATGGACGTGTACGGGGACATGACCGGATAAGACGGCACGGGTGTAGGTCTCAAAGCATTTAAGATGCTGTTTGTCTGTGCGTTGTTAGACAGCTGGAGCTGTGCGGACTGTAACTCGGTCTGCAAAGACTGTATCTTGTCCTGTGTAAACAGGTCGATGATGCGCTGTGTTCCGGCGTTCTGCGCGTCAATTACATCGCGGAATCCGTTGTTTACGGTATTCTGTAGGATGTTTGTCTGGGCTGCCATGTTGTAGTTTACGCCAGCAATAGCCTCACGGGTATCGCAGCAGCATTGCTGCATCTGATAACCCAGATTTGACAGGTTGGCGTTTACGCCAGCAAGGCCGTTGCAAAGCTGGCCGGAAAGGTCCTGGATCCCGTTTTCGATTCCCTGCGTGGACAGCGCTGCGTCGATATCGGCACGGGTTGCATAACCCTGAAATGCAGGAGAATTTGCTCCTCCACCATTTCCGCCCCAGCCGCCGAAGCCGCCCCAGCCAAACATACCGAAAATCAGGAAAAGGATAATCCATGCACCCCAATCTCCGCCGAAGCCGTCATTTTTTCCTGTGCCGCCGGTTAATACGGCAACATCAGAAGCGGTTAAACCGTCTGTCATAGTAATTATCTCCTTCGATAATGTATTTACAAAACCGTGTGCACCCGGTTGTGTACTATTTAAAAAAGCCTTTAAACATACCCTGCATCTGCTGCGCCATCTGCTGGGCTTGATTTAACTGTTGCTGGTTTATTTTGCCAGACTGCAACAGCCTGTTAATCTCTTCATTCGGATTTCTGCCCTCCATCTCTTTTCGGAATTGCTGGAACTGTTCCAGCATTCCGGCCATTCTATTACCATTCAGGGCCTCAAACAAGGGATTCGCCATGTCTGCCTCCTTCCGGCTTTGTTGCCGTTTCGAGATAACTATATAATTCTTCATATTTGCTTCTCAAATCGTCGTATTCTTTCCGAGTAACGTATTTATCGTCTAAGTTCACTTCCGCCTGTTTCTGTGGCTCTTTCGCGTCCACCGTGACCTCTTTGTAAGCAAAGGTGCGGAGCGTCGGCATCCCGGCGGCATCGGTAGTCTTTATATAAAAATTAGAGTTTTCGGAGTCCATCAAAAGGACGCTTGTATTTGGAGCGACAAGATAAGATTTAGCTCCAGCCTCGCCCTGCACCCACAGGATCCCCTGATTTACCTGCTGTGGCTGCTGATACTGAGCCTGCATCTGCGCCAGCCTGTCCATCTGCGGCTGTAGCGGATTTACTTGTCCATACTGATACGGGTTATAGCCGTATCCTTGATATGGTAATGCCATGCCTGCGCCTCCTATGACTAATTCAATGACTTTCTATACCTAAATTATGGCATAAAAAATAAGCCTCTGACAGTCCATCAAAGGCTTACAAAAGTATCAAATCAACATACCCGTATTATCTTTTTGTTTATTCGCTGGCTCATTCTTTTCACGGTGGACACACTCACGTTCATCATCTCCGCACATCTTTCCAGCGGAATATTCTGCGCCCGTAATTCAAAAAGCCGCCGTTCCTCAGGTGTAAAATTGCAGTATTTGCGAAAAAAATCCAATTCAAACACTGTAAAATCGTATACCTTCAAGATTACTCCCCTTATTGCGTCCGCGCCAGATAAGATATAAGCTTTCCCCTCGTTTCTTTTAACTGCTCAACATTGTTCCCTGATATCTGGCTGTTAAGCATCGTTACCAATGTCTCCATGATTAGGCTGTCCCGCTCCCTAATCTCATGCATCGTTTCAAAGTCTCGCTTGTCATGCTCTTCAAGGGCTTTTACCCGCGTGGTGAGCTTAATCGCGGGGGATATCCATTTATGTATCACAGCCACAGCGCCCCCTATCACCGAAATGCCGCCGCACACAGCAAGAATAGCCTGTATCGTTTCCATAGTGCCTATCTCCTTATTTCTCCCAGTAGTATATCGGTATCTCCTGACCGCTGTCCCATGTGTCCCAGTAATGTCCATCTTTGACGCACACCACATGGCCGTCTATCCCGAGCACATACGTCCCTGCTGGATGGTCTCGGCAAAAATCATCTACCGTGTAAACATGCTGTCCGTGGTCGTCTACGATATACCGGCGGAATCCGTTCTCGCGCAGATACGCGCCCCAGACTCTATTAGCACTTGGCATGTCAGACAACGAAAAACCATACACGGACAAACCTACATAAACTGTATCCCAATCTTGCCCTAAAGCCTTGCACAATGCGCGCACAGTGCAATCCCCTACTCTTTGCCATTTCGAGGGGTTTGGATTGTAATATTCAAATCGGTTCGTTCTCCGCATATCTTTTTGCCCCTTTATTTGCTGCCTTTTGCTGCGGGTATCCAAATCCCGCTAATGCATTCCGATCATACTGCGGCTGTAATCCATGTTCTTCGCAATACTGGTTATAAGCCCTGTTCTGTCCCTGCAATCGGTAAGCCAGCTTATCATATTCCTGCTGGAGCTTTTCCCGTTCCGCGCCGGACGCCCATGCAAGCTCTTCTTGTTTTACTATCATCTGACGTTTCGTCTTTCGGATTCCGCGTTCCATAGCCCTCTGTTTCTGGCTTTCTTCGTACCGTTTTAGATTCTCAGCGTCCGTGATTTTATTCCCGCTTCCATCCAGCAGATTTCCTTCCTCGTCCCTCCAGGGATTCCTCATCCGCTTGTCAAACAGCATGTGACCGTGCCGACAGTTATAGCCATGCAGCCCTCTCATATCCACAACCCTGCCCTCTCCTGT